AAAGATTGAACATAGAAGTTTACGATAATTTCCTACCAGAAGAAGTGTTTACGCCCATCAGAGATTATGTCTTTGGTGGGCGTATGCCGTGGTATTATACCGCCAACTCAGTAAAAGAGGGAGATAACTGCCCCCAATTCTCTCATATGTGTTATGCTAATTGTGTACCTATTAGTGATATGTTCGAGAGAGTCAAACCAATATTTGCCACACTTAATCCTATAGGAATCAATAGAGTTAAGTTTAATGCAACATCAAGAACTACAGAGATACAAGAGAAACCATTACACGTTGATATTACAGGGCCAAGTGAGAGTCCAGAACCACCCTTTGAGAACGTGCCTGACTATAATATTTGTGTGATATATTTCAATGACAACAACGGATATACATACTTTGAGGACGGCCAAAAGGTAGAGTCAAAAGAAAACAGAGCAGTGATATTTCCAGGCGATTTTCTTCATGCTGGAACTTCATGTACTGACTCTGATTTAAGAGTTGTTCTTAACATAGATTATTCTAGGTGGAGTTGACATGGATTTATTTCCTACATTATTAGAAGAATATGATCTCACAGGTGCGCCTGGTATAGATGAATTTCATCATCATGTAAAAACTAAAGGTCAGAGTCATGAACATTCATTAGCAGTGGGTGGTGTGAGTTCTCATGGTGGATGGGATCCACTTAGGGATCAGGTTTCTCAACCAATGCTGACTACATTTCAGCAGTGTTGTAATCATTTCTCTGAGAAGATAGGCAACTGGCCTATAGTGATTAGTGGTTCATGGTTCAATATCCTACCTAAAGGAGGCAGAACAGAGAGACACAGGCATGAGTCAAGTGTGATAAGTGGGGCATATTATATTGATCTACCAGAGGGAGACTTTGGTAAATTCTTCGTGGTATCGCCACTACAACCATATATGATGTGTGTTCACAATGTAAGAGAGACACCCTATGGACAGTATTTCTATGATGTTCCCATCAAAGAGAAACATTTATACTTGTTTCCATCATGGTTAGAACATGGCAGTAGAGTAAACAATACTGATGAGGATAGATGGACAGTAAGTTTCAATACATCTGCTTGTTCTCAGGAAATGTTAGACCCTAATTTTGTAGAGTCAGTGTGGGGCAAAGGACATGAGGGTAGTTGACATACTGCCAGTGCAATTAGGTGTGGTGATGTACCCAGAGCATGAGAAAGTTAAGTCGTTGTTGATTGATGAAATCAAGAGTCATGGTAGTGAGTACGAACATAAGAAAATAGATGCCACTGCCAAATCACTTGAACATTTGGATTACTATTCGCCGTTATCAAATGATAAGTACAAAGAGTTAAGAGAGTGGATAGAACTACAAGCAGAGATATATGCCAGAAATATACTGAACTATGATACATCACAGTTCTTTTTAACTGATAGTTGGATAAATGTATGTGATGCTGGTGGCAAACAACTACCACATTTCCATATTAATTCTGCCGTGTGTGCCTTATATTATGTCAACTTTGATGATACGTCACACTCGCCAACTTATTTTTATCGTCCTAATGAGAGTCAAAAGTTTCCTGATTATTATTCATATATGTTGACTAATCATAAGCATACCAAGTATAATGACATTAATGAAGTGGTAGGATTAGAAGGATCGTTGATCCTATGGCCATCTAATTGTGTTCATGGTTATAGAACTAATCACACAGACAATAGAATTACTATATCCAGTAATCTTATGCCTAGATATATTAATTCTTTTGAAGTTATGCCACTAACAAAAGATGAGAGACACACTGCCATGACAACATTTAGATCAGGGCAACTATGGGATAATCCCGAATTATAATATGGAAGTTATTAACGTACTACCTACGCCAGTGGCGATCATACCCTGCCCCTTTCACAGTAAAGTAAAGGAGTCAGTTCTACAGGAGATAGAGGAGAAAGGATTTAGTGATCTCTCATATAATACTGGTTCAAAAGATTTAAAACATATTGGACATTATTCTGTATTACATGATGATGCCCTATTTGGTAGATTTAGAAATTGGTGTGAACAACAGGCAGAATTATATGCCAAGGAAGTCAAGGGAGATTATATACAGGAGACAGTTCAAGTTACGGATAGTTGGATAAATGTGGCAGAAAAAGGTGGGTTTCAATATCCACATTTCCACGGCAACTCTTACTTATCTGCCATATATTATGTGAACTTTGATATGGATAAGAAACACATACCTACACATTTTATACAAGATGAGTCAGTATTCACACCGAATATGCCTGCCCTTAATTTCTTGAGAAACAAAGACACGCCCCATAATCAAGTCAATGAAGTGTTGGCAAATGAGGGCGAGTTAATGATATTTCCCTCTCATGTGACACATGGTTACGAAACAAATGAGGGTGAAAATAGAATCACCCTGTCTATGAATATGATGCCCACTATAGTTACCAATGGGGATTATGGTTGGCGATGTGTCAATTTGAGTTCAAATGAGAGACTTGAGGCATTTAATCATAAAGAGGGGTTGCCAAATAAAAAGTGATCTATTATAATTAGTAAGTGAGAAACAAAACTAACCCTCGCGCTGGGGATTCTTGATTAGACCCTTGAGTCCTGTATTCAGAAATGCGGCAACTGGTTTTTGTTTCTCGACACCCTACTTATCTTATCATGGCACATTGGCAAGCAGTTGTTAAAATTAACAACAGACTATTCAGAACACAGTTCGAGAGTCTTAGTAATTTTGGTGCTGATGCCAAGGCAGAGGCGATAGGTAGATATGGAACTGAGGACATACAGTTGTTTCCTAGTTCTAAGAGGCAGTGACAATTATATTAGTGGCACAATGTAGTTGACAGTATCGAGATACGATACTATAATTAAGATGTAAGAGAGAGGGTTTGTGTTTGTTCCTCTGCTCTTACATCTTTTTTTATTATGAAACAAATGAACCCCATCACTATTGAATCAGTACATCAACAAGAGGCACTTGATTGGTATATCATTGCTATGAAGGATTTGGGCACCCCTGTTAGGACACTGGATATAATGAAAAAAATATATCAGTATCAAGAGAAGGGTATCATTGAATTTGTAGGCGATCTTAAATATCAATGGCAATATGCTTTGAGGTGGGTTAAAACTGAATTAAAGAAAAGAGGTTTGATTACAAAACACACAAAAGGAAAACTCACTTATTGGGAACTAACATGAAAACAATGAAAGATAAAGTATTAGTTCTAAAGTGGACACATAAACTATGCCGTGCTCTTGAACAACAATACAGAGATTATTCTTTAAGATCTGTTATGAATAGTCAAGCAATCACAGGAACAGACCAATATCTACAGGAGAGAGTAAGAAAAATTGAAAACCACGAAGATGAAAGGATTAGTTTCTTTATCGAGAAAGGTAGAAAGTACTACAAAATTTGTATGAGAACTAAACAAGTCAATAGACAGTTTGATGACAGTATAAGTGTTCATGCTTTTGTTGATAAGAACACAGGCGAAGTATATAAACCAGCAGGGTGGAAGTCGCCTGCTAAACACGTTAGATTTAATATGAGTGATGACATAGACAGAGCAAGACTCTATAGTATATGTGATTGGGCGGGCGGTTATCTCTACTTGAGATAACGATTAACGGACTAAATAACTAAAAAGAATTAATTATGGGATACGATTCACTTGTTTCAGATACAGAGGCATTAACAAAAGTTAAGTTAGGTCAAGTTGACCGAACTAAGAAACAATTACAAGCAGCAATGCGGACTATAGGCAATCTTGATGAGAGATTGACTTCATTAGAGTCAATGACTCATGCTGCCCTGATGAAACAACAAGATGACATTAAAGCACTTGTTATTCAAGTCAACAGTTTGAAAGGACAACTTGAAGAAAAGGAAGCATCAAAGAAATTTGATATGGACTCTATGCCTGCTGAGTATGGTGGTGCTGGTGCGCCTCCAGTTGGATAGTTGCCAAACTACCTACAATATGTAATACTAAGATTGAACACACAACTTTTTTTATGGAAGATGA